GGCGATCCTGATTGTCGAAGATGCGTTGGTATTTTTTGACTGGGCCCAGGAGGAGGATGACAGCGTCGTGCATGAGGGCGAGGTTCTGGCAAGCTTTCCAGTTCCCGAAGATGGAGTTGTCGTTCGTTTTGTGTTGGGTCTTGGAAAAAATGCGGACCGCTGACCAGCGCCAGTCTGGGTCCGAGCGGTTGGCGTTTGCCATGATGACTGATTGGGTCTTGGATGACAGCTGGCAGAACTCGTTCGCGTTGATACATTCAATGAAGAGAGCCTCGTCGAAAGGGACCTCTGCGAGTGGAGAACGATGGTAAGCTCGGCACAGGGATTGGAAAAGGACGGCCCCGAGAATCTCGTCTTTCGGGGAAATGGAGTAGGGGGCAGGAGAAGGTCGGAAGCGGAGACGTTTAGGAATGGATGCTGGCAGGAGGGTTGGGTCAGATTTCTCGGAGTGTATGGCGGAGGCGACTGAAAAGGGGAGGGCGGAGATTTCGAAGGGCTGGTTGAGGAGAGGGAACTGGTTGCTAGATTGGTCGCGCCAGATTATTTCTTTCACTTGAGGGTCATGCGCAGGGATGAACTGGGAGGCTAAGACGTAAAAGTCTTCGCCTGGGTAGACGGGAGTGTGGGCGGTGGAAGAGGGGCGGAGATCGGAGCTGAAGGCCGGAGAGGAAACTTGGGCGGAAGGGATGTCGTAATGGAATGGGCGGCGGGTTTCTGGAAGGAAGTGGGTGGAAATCTGAGGCGAGGCGTCAGAGCCGTCGCCGGAGAAGATGCGAGCGGTTTGGAGGACGTCTGAGACATGAGAGCTGGGGATGGAAGCGGTGAGGGATAAAACTCCGGGGATGGACGGGTTTGGGCGCAGGGGAACATGGGATGATCTGGAGACTATTTCAGCTAGAGGGCGGAAAACGGGGGCGGTGATGGGGTCAGTGGCTTCATTGGAATGGAGGGAGAAGATGGGGAGAAGGTCAGTTGGAAGTTCTGAGCGGGCACCGCGGAGTGGAGTGACGCGAGAAGTGAGAGGTTCGGTGATGATTTCAACGCCGGTCAACATGTTTCGGAAGATGTCAGAGAGGGAAATGGGCTGGTTGGCGTGGAAGCGGGAAAAGAGGAGATTGTTGCAGGCGGAGTCGGTGCGGATGAGGGAGTGGTCGCCAGAGAAGTTGATACCGATGGTGGAGCGTGTGAGGGCGACCAGGGACATAGAGTGGGACAGCATTCGGGAGTTGCGGTCAAGGTGGATGTTGGCAGGATACTTGTATGTGGAGCCCTGAGAGGAGGCAATGGTGACAGCTTTGTAGCCGCATTGGCTGATGGTGAGAGCAGAGGTTTGGGAGTTGCACATGATGGTGGCGTTGGGGGGAAGGGTTTGGTGGAAGCGGGAGAAGCCAGGCTGTGAAGAGAGGGAACGAACGCCGAAGAACTTGGCGACACGCTGAGGGATGCGGCGGCTCCAGAGGCAGTAGAAGTCAAGATACGGGCGGAGATGGCTGATTTCGGAGGGGAGGCGGTGGTTACTTGAGTTGGTGTTAGTGGAGTGATATTCCCCTTGGAGAGGGTCTCCAAGGACAATGACGAACTGGATGGTGGGATCGGCGTGGATGGCGAGGTCGAGGTACCCGCGCGGCATTTTGTAAACTTCATCGATGACTAGCACGCGGGCAGATTTGAGAAGTGAGGCCTCCCAAGTGGATATGCGCCAGGCAGTGGTGGATGAAAGCTCGAGAGCTTCTTTCCACTCACTGCGAAGCTCGGTGGTGGGGACTGAGACCTTGAAGGCGCTAAAGGGGTGAGTTTTGAGCAATTTCTGGACGGGATAAGATTTGCCGCAGCCTGCAAAGCCAGCAATGTGAACGAGGGAAACGGCACGGGAGACGGCTATGTCAAGCTGGGCGTCGAGCGCGAGGAATGAGTCCCTGGCTTTATTTGGATGAAGGGGGTCAACGTTGGCCATGACTCCGTCGAAGCCGTTTTTCATGTTGGAGATTAGATTTTTGGCGCGGCGGACGTTTGTGCGATATGAGTGGACGTGGCGGAAGGGAAGATGGGTAGAGTCATGAGTGAAGCGGAGAGAGGCGTGGACTAAGTCGGAGGCGGCACCAGAGAGGCGGACTGGGTTAGAGGCGGGGGAGTAAGCGAAG